TCGTTTTGCACCTTATTCAGAGGGTTATTTAAAAAGATTAAGAAAAGAAAAAAGATCAACAAAAGTAGATTTACACTATGATGGTGGAATGATTGGTGCTTTAACCCCATCAATGGTAAAAAAAACAGGAAAACATAAAGTTAGTTTAGGTTTTGCTAGAGCAGAAGAAAGAGATAAAGCATTTTTTAATCAAGTTATGATGGGAAATAAAAATAGAAAATTTTTTGGCTTTAATAAACGAACAGAAAATATTATAAGTAAGCAGTTCAACCGATTCGTTTCTAAAGAATTAAGGAAGATGAAAATATGAGTGTAAGAGAAAATATAGCATCAAATTTACTAACTGTTATTGGCAACATATCTAGCCCTATAACAATTAAGAAAGCTACAAGACAACCTTTTCCAATAGACGAATTATCTGAACAACAATATCCAGCAGTAATAGTACAAACATCAGAAGAAAATAGAGATGATTCAGAATTAGGTTCAGGTGCTAAGACAAGACACGGAACTATTGATTTTGTTATATCAGGATTTGTTAAAGGTGCAGAAGCTAATATAGACACTAAAAGAAATCAATTAATCACAGCAATAGAAACTGCTGTTGAAATAGATATTACTAGAAGTGGTAATGCTTTAGATACACAAGTTATTCAAGTTGAAACTGACGAGGGTTCTTTATTCCCTGTTGGTGGCATAAGAATGACGATTAGATGTATGTATGAATATCAATCAGGAACACCATAGGAGTGAACAATGGAAAGAATACTAAATAAGATACAAAAGAAAATAGACCAAATAGAGAAATTACACGACAAAGAGTCTTTATTGTGTGAAGAAGTCAAAGACCTTATTGAAGAAATAAGAGAGGATAATGTAGAGGAATCTATTGAAGCTGAAGATTTAGATGATGAGGAATTTGAAGAAGATATTGACGAGAACGAAGATAAATAGTAAAAGGCATTATGGCAAAGGATATTAAATTATATAAAGATGGGTATGAAGTTACTATTAACGAAACTCAACTTGAAAATTTTTTAAGTCTAGGTTATAAGCAAGAACAAGATAAACAAGTTAAACCAAAAAAGGACAATAAAAAATGGCAACACATCACGGAAAAGAGGGAGTAGTAACTGCTGGTGGAACAGGTGTTGGGGAACTAACAGGTTTCACATTAGAAACTACTGCTGACGTTGTAGAAGATACAGCTTTAACAGATGCAACTAAATCGTTTGTAACAGGAAGAACATCATTTTCAGGAACTTTAGAAATGAGTTATGATGAAACTGATTCTCCACAACAAACATTAACTGCTGGAAGTTCTATTGCTTTTGTTTTATTACCTGAGGGTAATACTTCAGGAGATGAAAAGTTTACAGGCACAGGTATTATTACAGGAATGTCTGTAAGTAATGCTATGGACGCAATAGTTACTAGATCAATAACTTTTCAAGGTACAGGCGCATTAGTAAGAGCAACAGTATAATATTAATTTATGTCAATTATTGATAGAGCAAAATCTCATTTCGAGAATTTAGGTACACAATCTATTGAAGTACCTGAATGGGAAGATGATGATGGTAAGCCAACTGTTCTTTATTGGAATCCCATTACTTTAAGCGAAAAGAATAAATTATTTAAAAAGTCAGACAATTTAACAGATGTTAGTATTTTAGCAGATATTCTTATTATGAAAGCTTTAGATAAAGATGGTAATAAATCTTTTAAAGCAGAAGATAAAATTTCTTTAATGCACAAAGTTGATTCAGATGTCCTCTCTAGGATAGCAACTTCAATGATACAAGCTATTACACCTGACGAAGTAAAAAAAAACTAAAATCTGACCCTCAATTAAAAAATTTACTTATTATTGCTGATAGGTTAAAAATACCATTATCTTCTGTTTTAAAAATGGAAGAATGGGAGTATAATCATTGGGTTGGGTATCTCTTACTTCAAAACGAAGAAGAAACAGAAGCTATGAATAAAACAAGGCACAGATAATGGCACAAAATTTAGTATTAAATATATTAGCAAAAGATAAAACTAAGGTAGCATTTAATGGAGTCCGTGCTGGATTAACTAATTTAAGAGCATCAGTTTTTTCTTTACAATCTGCTTTACTAGGTATTGGTGGTGGACTTGTAGTTAGATCGCTTTTAAAAGTTGGTAGAGATGTAGAAGAATTAGGAATCAGATTTAACTTTTTATTTGGTAATGTTAAAGAGGGTCAAAAAGCTTTTAAAGGTTTAATTGACTTTGCATCAAAAGTTCCATTTTCACTAGAAGAAATAGCATCAGCATCAGGTAACTTAGCAGTTGTTGCTAAAGACGCAGATGAACTACAAAAGATATTAAAGATTACAGGTAATGTTGCATCAGTAACAGGATTAGATTTTAGAACAACAGGCGAACAAATACAAAGATCATTCTCATCAGGTATTGGTAGTGCAGATTTATTTAGAGAAAGAGGTGTTAGAGCATTACTAGGTTTTAAAGCTGGAATGACAGTTACAACAGAAGAAACAATTAAAAGATTTGAAGAATTATTTGGAGAGAGTGGTAGATTTTCAAAAGCAACAGAAGTCTTATCAACTACATTTTCAGGAACTTTATCTATGCTTTCAGATAAATTATTTAAGTTTAAATTAGAAACAAATGAAGCTGGTTTTTTTGATTTTGCTAAAAATGCTTTAATTGTAATTAATCGTCTTATAGAAAGAAACGCATCGCAGTTAAGTACCTTTGCATCATTAGTTGGTAAGACTTTAGTAAATGTTGTTAAACAAGCTTTACTAGGTGTTGCACGATTAATGGATATGTTCTCAATGGTATTTAAAGTAGTAGGTCTTGGAATCGGTGGTTTAATAGATTTAATTTCTGCTTTACCAGCTGGTGTTCGAGAAATAGGTATTATTGGATTCCTAATGCTAGGAAGAAAAGGTAAAATTATTGTAGCAAGTATAGCTGGTTTATTAAAAGTATTTAAAGTTGATTTAGACGCAATAAGCGACAAGATATTTGGTTCAGCACAGGCAACTGAAGAATGGGGTAAAAACTCAGAACGAGTTAGAGATTTCTTAAAGTCAGTTGAAGAAAACATCACAATTTCTAAAGAGCAAATGAAAGAATTAGAAAAAGCTATGAATGTGGCTAAAGAAGAAGCTGAAAAAATAGACATTAGTTTTACAAAAATTAAAGAAACTATCCAAGCTGGAATTAAGAAAGATATAGAAAGCATAAATCAAACAATAGGAAAAGCTTTGTTAGGTGGTATGAAAAGTTTTTCAAGATCATTAGCAGAAGCAGTTGTTTTAGGTAAAGAATTAAATGCAAGTTTAAAAGAAATAGCACAGAAACTTTTAGTTGATATATTGGCTTTTACTATTCAGTTTGTATTACAGAAACAATTAGAAAAGTTTTTGTCTGATAAAGTTGTTGAGAATGAAGCAAAGAAAACAGATGAAATGAAAAAACAATTAAGACTACAAATGACTATGATGGCTATGTCAGGTAATCCAATGGCTTTACTTGGATTTACAGCTAGAGCATCAGGTGGTTCAGTACAAAAAGGACAACCATATATGGTAGGAGAAAGAGGTGCAGAATTATTTGTACCAAATCAATCAGGTCAAATCCAACAATCAGCTAGAGGTGGTAGTGGTGGTGCAACTACTGTTAATTTTAATATCAATACAGTAGATGCTTCAGGATTTGATGAATTACTTGTAAGAAATAGAGGAACAATAACTCAATTAATTAATAACGCAGTAAATGAAAGAGGGAGTAAAAACTTAATTTAATGTCAGGTGCTTTCCCAATATCATCAGCTAAATTTGGAACTTTTGGAATAAAGTCAATTCAAAATACTATTATATCTAAAACAGTTAGTGGTAAGAAACTAGCAAGACAAATAGATAATCAAAGATTTGCTTTTACAGTTCAGATTGTTACAGCAAAAAGATCAGATGTTTATGGAGAACTAATGGCTTTTATAATTAAACAAAGAAGTCAAAAAGAAAATTTTACAATTATCCCACCTGAAATAGAAGATGCTAGAGGTAATGAATCAGGAACAGTTGTAGTCAATGGTGTTCACGCAGTTGGAGATACAACTATTGCTATGGACGCATTTGCTGGAGATGGTGCTGGTAGATTCAAAGCTGGAGATTTTTTAAAGTTTGCATCACACAGTAAAGTTTATATGGTAGTAGCAGATGCAACAAGTTCAAGTAATGCTTCAACAGTTACAATAGAACCACCATTAATAACTGCACTAGCAGATGATTCAGTTGTAACTTATGACAATGTTCCTTTTACAGTTTATTTAACTTCTGATATACAAGAATTTGGTGTTAGTGGTGCAGATAAAGATGGTAATTTGTATTATGAATATCAATTTGATGTTGAAGAAGCTTTGTAATGAAATACTTAATAAAGCATTGGGCGACAGTTGATATTATAGCTGAAGAATTAGTTGATGAAAAAGATATTAATATCGTCAATAATAATCTAGGCAAATATGAAGAACCATCAGATAAAGCAATCATTAAAGTTTTAAATGTTAAAGTAAATAGGAGAACATACGAAGATGACAAGAAGTCTAACGACAGCAGTAAAGACCGAACTAGCAACAAATGATATTAGACCAATACATCTTATAACGATTGGTTTTTCGACTCCTGTTAATTTAACTGATTGTGCATTTCCTCTAACTTCATCAGTATCAGGTTCTAGTGTAACCTATACAGCATCATCTTTTTTATTAAATATTACTAATTTTACTGAAGAAACAGATATTACAAAAACAAGTTTAGGATTAAGTTTATCAGGTGCAGACCAAACTTTTATTTCAACAGTATTAAGTGAAAATATAACTAATGATGTAGTAACTGTTTTTAGAGGATTATTAGCAGATGATAACACACTTATAGCTGACCCTTTTCTTTTATACAAAGGAAATATTGAGGGTTTTAATATTTCAGAAACAGAAAAAGCAAGTGTTTTGACTTTAACTGTTGTATCACATTGGGCAGACTTTGATAAAAAGAATGGTCGTAAAACAAATAACACATCACAACAAAGATTCTTTAGTACAGATGTTGGAATGGATTTTTCAAGTCAAACTGTATTAGATATTAAATGGGGTAGAGCATAATGTATAATTGGTTGGATAAACTTCTTATCAAAATAGCAAAAAAGATTTTAAATAGATATGCACCTAAAGATGAGTTTATTGCATATATAAATAAGAAAGAAGAAGAATATCTTAAAAAAATAGGTGGTTACGGAAAACCTATTAATGATACAGGTATTAAATCTTTCTTTAATATTGGTGGATTTATTAGATCAGCAGTTTCTGTTGCTACTAAAGTATTTGGTAAAAAAATAAATCCTTTTGTTGCATTAGCAATAACATTAGCCATCTCTTGGTTATTTAGACCAAAAACTCCTGAACAACCTGATTTTGGTGTTACTGATTTTGATAACTTTGAAAAAGGTTTATTAGTTAATAAACAATCTAATGACGCAAATGTTCCTGTTATATATGGAGAAAGATTAGTTGGTGGTACTAGAGTTTTTGTAGAAACATCAGGAACTGACAATGTTTATTTATATATTGCTTTAGTTTTAAGCGAGGGAGAGATAAACGATATTACAGAAATAAAAGTAGATGATAAAGCTGTTACTTGGGCAAGTGATTTAGCAAATAATACAGTAGTTGAAGTAGGAAGTGGAGATAGTAATTTTTTTAAAAATTCAGAAAGTTTAATTAGAGTAGAGCCACATTATGGAACAGACGGACAATCAGCTTCAAGTTTATTGTCTACATTGTCATCTTGGGGAAGTAATCATAAGTTGTCAGGTATAGCTTATCTTGCTATTCGTTTTAAATGGAATCAAGATGTATTTGCTGGAGTTCCTAAAGTACAAGCAAAAGTACAAGGTAAAAAAGTTGTAACTTTAGCATCTAACTTATCTGAACAAACTGCAAGTTTTTCAACAAATCCAGCATTTTGCTTATTAGATTATTTAAGAAATACAAGATATGGAAAAGGATTAGCAACAAGTGAAATAGATTTACAAAGTTTTTATGATGCTTCACAAGTTTGTGTTACACAAGTTACACCTTATTCAGGTGGGTCAGCTATTAATATATTTGATACTAATACAGCGATTGATACATCAGCATCTATTATTTCTAATGTAAGAGAGTTCTTAAAAGGTTGTCGAGGTTACTTACCTTATAGTGCTGGTAAATATCAATTAATTATAGAAACAACAGGTAGTGCTTCAATTACATTAACAGAAGATAATATAGTTGGTGGATATAATTTAGTAAGCCCTGATAAAAATAGTAAGTTTAATAGGGTTATAGTAAGTTTTGTAAATCCTGATAGAAACTTCCAAATAGACGAAGTACAGTTTCCACCTATTGATGATTCAGGATTACCAAGTGCAGATAGACACGCAACAATGAAAACTGCTGATGGTGGTTTTTTATTAGAGGGTAGATTTGATTTTAAAACTATTACTTCTCCATACCAAGCTGAAGAAATGGCAGAAATTATATTAAGAAGAAGTAGAGATGCTTTAAGTTTAAGTATTAATGTAGCTTTTAATTCTTATGATTTAGCCATAGGAGATATAGTAAATATTACACATAGTTCATTAGGATTTTCAGCTAAACCATTTAGAGTTTTAAGTATGACTTTTAATGAAGATTTTACAGTAGGATTAGGTTTAGTAGAACACCAAGATGCACATTATACTTTTGCAACAAAAACACAAGCAACAGCAGTACCAAGTACAACACTTCCAAATCCATTTGTAGTTCAACCACCAGCAAGTGTTACATTAACTGACCAACTAATTGCTTATAATGATGGAACTGTAATTGTAGCTTTAGATGTTGCCATAGGTGTTTCACCTGATAGTTTTGTTGATTATTACCAAGTAGAATATAAGTTAAGTACAGAATCAGATTATAAAATACACTCACAAGGTTCAGGATTATTTCAAAGAGTATTGAATGTAATTGACCAAAAAGTTTATGATGTAAGAGTTAAAGCAGTATCTTCTTTTGGAACTTCATCAACTTATGTAACAGCACAAAGAACTATTGTAGGAAGTATTTTACCACCAAGTGATGTAACAGATTTTTCTTGTAATATCATTAATGGAGAAGCCCATCTATCTTGGGAACAAATATCTGATTTAGATTTAGCTTTTTATCAAATAAGATACTCAACATTAACAACAGGTGCTACTTGGCAGAACTCAGTATCATTAGTAGAAAAAGTATCAAGACCAGCAACCTCTATTGTAGTACCAGCTAGAGTAGGTTCTTATTGTATTAAGGCAGTTGATAAACTAGGAAACTTCTCACTTAATGAAACTATTATTGCAACTAATGTAACATCTATTGGAAACTTTAATAATATAACAACTCAATCAGAAAACCCTAATTTTACAGGAACAAAAACTAATTTAACACTAGATAGTAATTTATTAAGATTAACTGATTTAGGTTCTAATGGAACTTATGATTTTGCAAGTGTTATTGATATAGGTGCAGTTCATACATCAAGAATAACAGCTACACTTGCACAATTTGCAGAAAACCCTAGTGAATTATTTGATTCTGCAACAGGTCTTTTTGATGCTAAAACAGGTTCATTTGATGGAGATTCTCCAAGTAACTCAAACGCACATTTAGAAATAGCCGTAAGTAATGATAATAGTACATTTACTGCATTTAAAAATTTTGTAATAGGCGATTATACTGCTAGATACTTAAAGTTTAGATTAGTTCTAATTTCAAGAGATGGAGTAACAACCCCTGTAATAAGTCAAGCAACTGTAACTGTTGATATGGAAGATAGAATACAATCAGGAAATGATATATCAAGTGGTGCAACTACAAAAACTGTTGCATTTACAAATCCATTTAAAACTGCTAATTATGCAGTTGGTATCACAGGACAAGGAATGGCAACAGGAGATTTTTTTCTAGTAGAAAGTAAAACAATTAATGGATTTAATGTTACTTTTAAAAACGCATCAAATACTGTAATATCAAGAACATTTGATTTTATAGCAAAAGGATTTTAATTAATGGCAAATCACGATTATATTATAAATAACGCAACATTCCCAGCGACTAGAACTGATTTGAATAATGCTTTTTCTGCTATTGTATCTAATAATTCATCTTCATCAGAGCCAACTACTAAATATGCTTATCAATGGTGGTATGACACTTCTTCAAATACATTAAAGTTTAGAAATGCTGACAATGATGCTTGGGTATCATTTGCTGTATTTGATATGACTAACGATAAAGTTAATCTTGTAGATAGCACAGTTACATTAGATTCTTTGTCATCATTATTCCACGATAGAGGTGCTTATGGTTCTGCTTCTGCACCAATAACTTATACTGTAACAGTTGCAACAAAAACATCTGCACACCCTTATAGTGGTGTAGGAAGTTCATCAGCATATTTTTTAGAGGGCTTAGAATCACCAGCTTTTACTTTAGGTGGTGCTGATACATCTAAACCTTATTATTATAAATTTGACCAAGCAGACGGAACAAATGCTTCACACCCTTTAAGATTTTATTTAGATGCTGGAAAAACAACTGCTTACACAACAGGAGTTACAACTGCTGGAACTGCTGGTTCATCAGGTGCATATACTCTTTTAGCAGTAGATGAATACACACCTAACATTTTATATTATCAATGTTCTTCTCACGCACATATGGGAAATCATTTAAAAGTTATTTCAAGTAAATTAAATTCAAATGGTGTTGCTTTTAAAATGCCCACAGCAGATGGTTCAGCGAATCAAGCTATGGTTACAAATGGTTCAGGTGTATTATCTTTTGCTTCTATATCAGAAACTAAACCAACTATAACTTCTTCTAATTTATTTATAGCACCAAGCACATCTGCACAAATAACTATTGCTGGAACTAACTTTGTAACTGTTCCAATAGTTGAAGCTATTAATTCATCAACGGGTGCAATCACTAGAGCAAGTGCAGTAACATTTACAAGTTCTTCATCATTAAACGCAACCTTTAATCTTGCTTCTGCTTCATATTTTATTCGTGTTGAAAATAATGACGGAAATGCAGTAAGGTCATCATCAGCTATTTTATCTGCTTCTGCTTCTCCAACTTTTAGTACATCTGCTGGTAGTATAGGTAGTGTATCTGCTGGAAGCACAGTATCATTAGACATTGACGCAACATCAGACTCAACAGTAGCTTTTTCAGAAACAACATCTGTTTTAACATCAAATGCTAACACACCAGCTTCTACAATGAATTTAACTTTAAACAGTAGCACAGGTGCAATAACAGGAACAGCACCTAGCCCAACAGGAGAAACTACCTACACTTTTACTATACGAGCAACTGACGCAGAATCACAAACAGCAGATAGACAGTTTTCAATTACTGTAAGTGTTGGTATAAACAACTCAGGACAATTTAATTAGGATAATATTATGGCTAATACATATTTAACAAGAACACAAGGCACACCAACTAACAATAAAATATTTACTGTTTCTTGTTGGTTTAAAGCATCACAAGTTGCTAATGAAATGAAGTTAATTTATTCTGATGATAATAGCACTAATAATTATACTTACATTCATTTTTCAGACACATCAGGAAGAATTAGATTTCAAAATAGAAATAGTGGTTCAAACAATACTGAACTTATTTGGGAAAATCATATAAGGGATTTTTCTGCATATTATCATTTGGTAATGGCTGTTGATAGCACTCAATCAACTGCAAGTAATAGAGTAAAATTTTATTTAAACGGAGTTCAACAAACTACTTTAGATAGTTCAGCAAATACTTACCCACCAGTAAATCAATCTTTTACTCTTAATAGTGGTGGTTATGGTGTTGATATAGGTTCATCTAATACTTCTAGTTATTTTCAAGGTTCTATGACACACTTTCATTTTGTAGATGGCACAGCTTATCCAGCTTCTACTTTTGGCGAAACAGATTCTGTCAGTTCGATTTGGAAGCCGAAAACTTCTCCATCAGTAACTTATGGAACTAATGGTTTCTTTTT